CATGGCTCAGCGAAGAACCGCCAACCACGAATAAATACATCAATGGATCGATTCGAATCGTGAAAACTTACCCTGCACACCATGAAGACTGGGTGAGAAATCGTAGAACTTTAAGAATAAAATGAATTCAATATGTATACAGGAAATCTTAATAAAAACCTCCCTAGAGTCTCTTTGCGTATAAAACATTAAACTCAACAAACCCCGAAGTGTATTTGGGAAAGCTTGTTCCAAATCGATCGGACTCCACGAACTGGAAGCCGTGTTGATCCAAGAACGCGTGCAGCGCATCGAAAGATGTTCCGCTTTCGTACGTGCTTGTGAAGGCGACTTCTGAGTACACAAATTTAACATTGCGGATTTGTTCTCCCAGACTTTGCAATGCATGGAGCTCGTAGCCCTGCAAATCCATCCAAATCAAGTCTATGGTAGATATGTTGTTTTCTCGGCAGAATGTGTCGAGGCGGGTTCCCTCGACCTCGACTAGCTTTTGCACGTCTGCGAGGTCGCGATCTGGGTCTTCTTCCGATCGGTTTTCAAAACTTAATTTTAGCATAGAAGACGCTCCTAGATTTGAGTACTTGTCTGGATCGATGGCCCGGAAAAGGACTGGACCATCTTGGACGTGGACGGCTTTGGGAATCAATGTTATGTTTTTGGTGCCTGGCAGAGCCGCGTTGCACATCTTGACACATTCGGGGTTGCATTCGAATGCATAAACGCGGTCCGCGCTGAAATACTTTTGCAAAACAATCGCGTCTTGTAAATCTCGCGACCCCAGCTCGAGAACTATTTTCGCCGACTTGATGTATTTAGAAATGATATCCATCTTTTTTATAAAAAAGTATTTTTTCGGTGCCTATAACAAAACAAGAATCGCTAAATGGCATTATCTACGTCTACGTACATGGGAATAGCTTTGGTGTTATTCCAGGTTTTCTCCATGCTGATGTACATAATTGACACTGAAGTAGGCGACGTCAAAGTGCGAACCTGTTGCGCGCTCCAGTTTTCTTCCATTGTTCTTACTATTCTTGCGGTGATACTGCACGCGCGCTGCGTATTGGGAAAACCACAAAACTACATATTCTGGGCATTGTTATTGGTCAATAGTGTCGTCGCTCTCATTGCAGATAACACATTTCTGAAAGGAACCTATAAGTTGGGCTTTGACGTAGTTTTCAAAATCATTTCGATTGGCTTGCTTATTTACTTTTTGGTAAGCAACTGTGCCGCTGGCAAAACAACCAAGGGTAAAAATGATATAGAGCTTAATTCGTTAACAGCACCCAGGCGCGCGCACAGAATTACTATTGAGGAGTCGCCTTAAATTGTCTGTTTTATTAATTAAAATCATGCATTGGATCTACTTTTTAATATTGGTCGTCATGCAACTTTTTTCGTGCATCTTGTATACTATTGGGTCAGACACAGACACCATGACGCCGTTAATTTGCTATATGTTTCAGGTATCTGCACTTATACTGACTATAACAGCTATTCCGGTGTACAAGAAATGTCCCAAGGATAATCCCCATACATGGATGTTTGTAGCGGCGCTGGCTATTAATATTATAGTTGGATTTATTGGCGAACTTTCCGTATTCAATCGAAATGCAGTCAAGTTTGGTTTCGAATTGCTGTTCAAATTTATGACATTCGCTTGCTTGGCGTTGTGTTTTATATTCAAATGCAACGCCTCGAAATAGTTAAAGGTACAATAAAAAGAAAAAATACAATGCAAGATGGCTCTGTATGCGACTGCTGTAAACACCATAAAAATATTGAGCAGTTCATAAACGTTGATATGAAAAGGAGCAGTGTATGTAAACAGTGTAAGATAAGGTACTCTCTAGAGTATACAGAATCTCTTGTAAATTCAGCCAGGCTTTCAGATGGTGAGAAGAAAATAAAAGACCCATATAAGTACTGTGTGGGATGGCCTATCGAGGATAATATACGTAATGCTAAAAATAGAGAACTTAGATATAACTTTATGTATCGCAATTCTATTGTAATGGATCGGATAATTTTTGATTCTTTTTTTTATCAAAAAATGGTCGATCATATGTGGCGTAGATGGGAAATCGAATATGATAAGGCTGATAAAAAGGTCTATATCTTTATAGTCAATGATACGCTACAACCTATTGCAGATGTGTATACGAATGCAGTAAACCACTTCAAACAAGAGCATGAAAAAGTAATTGCCAACGTAGCGCTCTACATAAAAAATGAACTAGCTTTGTAATTCCGAGCTAGGTTGCAATTTGCACAGAATGTTGTCGTCAAAAAAGCTTTTGACTTAAATAAAATATGGAATATCTCAGAACGGGGGCGTTGACATTGGTAAGTTTTGGAATTGAATATACGGTCCGGGCAACTACTGAGCGCCTTCGTAAATACGAATCGAAAAGAATGCAAATGTACCAGGAAATTAAGAAAAATGGCTGGCAGCACTATCGTAACATAATAAAAACAGAATTGGATAAACTGGAAAAAAAACCGTTGGAAGAAACAACCAAAGAGTTTATTCCGCGTGTGAAAAGTCGCGGCAAGGGAGTTCTGGCGTTTGTCAACTGGACCTTGGACGAAAATCGTCTCGATGAGCTTGTCGGATCTGACTTTTCTCTTACGCCGCAGCAGACGTTGTTTTTCAAGTCTCTGATCGGTACTTATTATAGATTCTCGGACGATACCATGGACATTGTCTATGACAACATCAACTACAGTTACCTTGTTGCGCTCGACAAACTCAACAAGAGCCATGAATCCATGGCAACCCTTGCCGCCAAGAAATTGCTGATGCTTTTTCAGTCGGCCATCGCTGGTTCTGGAACGATGATTTTGAAGATTTTTCAGCAGCTTGGGAATCAGAGAGACGACTCCATCGAAAAGTATGGAGTCAAGGTCCAGGTATCGGACTTACTCGGCGGAGTGTTTCAGAATGTCCCTGGAATGACGGACGAAGAGCTATCGTTTGTCAAGAAAACCGTGGCGGAATCCAAAACAGGCGCTTTGCCTTTTATGTCTAAGCAGATTGTCCTGAATGCCAGCAAAAAACTCGGTTCTGCGTCGATCGCCGAAAGTTTCATGTCCAGTGACGAAAAGTTTGTGGTCAAGATGATCAAGCCTTTGGCAATACTGTTTTTCATACAAGAGATCAAAGCTATGGGGACGAGAGTCTGGGACTCTATTCCTTATTATGTAAACACCTTGAGCCCCCGACCGGATGCGGAAACTGCCAAGCGGTACATCAGACAGTCGCGGCAGGTTATATTGTTTCTTCTCAAGGAGTTCAGTAAGGAATTCGACTATGATATGGAGGCAAAAAATCTAGCTATGGGCAAACAAGTGTATACGCGACCTAACTTGCACGTTCACGCCATCGAGCTAAATAGTGTAACCACTACAACATTTCCGGTTTTGATTGTCACGACTGCTCACGGTCATACACTGCAGCAAGTATTCGAGCAAAAACTCTATCTGGACCCAAAGTCCCCAACAAACACCAAGAAGAACCTGGGCAAAATCAACAAGTTGATGGGAAATCTTGTGGAGTTGTGGTTTGGGAATTTGTTCTGGGGAAACGGATTCTTCCATGGCGATCTACAGGTAGGAAATATAATCATCGACAAGGCATTCTGCTCCATATACGTGATCGACTTTGGGAGTTGCGGCCAGCTGAACACAGAAGACCAGTGTCTGATATTGGATTCCATGATCATTAGCAACAGGTTTCATTCGATATTTTCCAACGCGCTGAAGGCGCTTGTTGAAATAAACGACAAGCTCGATTCCGCCCACAAACGCTCGCGCGCCGATATTTTGAAAGACGCGTTTGCAGTCATGAATCAGTGTAACGATTGCCACAAGCTACATGGGAAGAATAAATCTGACTTTGACCACTGTGCGGCGAGTGCTCCTTTTGGACTATGTCCTTCTCTCCGGGAAATCAATTCTTGGAACGACGCCAATAGCAAGAAGGGTAATCTTTTTGTTGCCAAGGACATGGTCAATGCAATATGGGATGTGTGCAAGGTGGGAGCCCGAGACCCCGCCGAGCTGGAATCGCTTGCCCAGCGCCTTGTTCACAAGATCGAAACCGAAGGAGCGTTTTACTTCTCACACATTTTCTTGGAAATTATCACTTATTCGACCGACATCGGACAGTGCATCACAAATCAAACGCTCATGTTCGGGAGAGGCATCAATTATCTGGCCGGATCGATGAGCAAGATAACAAATATCTGTAACGACGATAGCGTGTGCCCAGAATTTGCCACACAAGACATTATCAAGAATAATTTGACAAAATTTAAAAACATGGACCAACTCTTTTTATATGGATTTGGTAAACCATTGTGCTCTCTGAGAAGTTATTGAAACAAACCAGAAGTAATCGAGCATTTGCTTTCCGAACTGGGATCCACGTCCATAAAACCCTGACACCAAAAGCAAAAGCAAACACATCGCTTGTTGTCTGTTTCTACGTCGGGACTTTTTGTTATTTACGCAACCCAAATTATAAAATCATGAGACATAGCACCGAACGAGCGGCCCCTGTAGCAGGAGTCGCTCGGATTGACAATTCTAACAAAATTCATGATTTTCATACAATCTGCGATAATATCTTTACAGATGGGGAGATAGATGATTTAATCAATGAATCTATGTTAGAAGTTACGGCAAATTTGTCTAACAGATTATCAAATGCTTCTAATAGAGAATTTATTGATGAAATCAAATCTATAAATAAATCTATCGATGAACGTATATATATTGACAACCTTGGTACTAAAAGTAAGGAATATTTAAAGGATACGTATAAACTAATATGTATGCACTATACATATGTATCCATAGCCAATAGAGATAGAAGATGGGGCGTATAAACTCATCTTGCTGAACTTGGATACATCGTCCAAAAATACGTCATCAAAACAATGCTTGATGATCGTGAAATTGGTTGCTTGTCAATTGATTGTGGCAAAGCTGATTAATGTTGTGCTGTGGCATTTGGCAAACTTCCAAATGTCAAATAAATTTTGGGAAAAAGTATCCAAAGTCGGACAATGGTTTGAAACGAACCAAAAAAACCATCGATTGTTTCACGTATTTGTTACAGAATTTCAATAAAACGTATGTTCTTAACGAAAGCAAAAAGTTTCGACGACTGTGAGATTTGAACTCACGCGGGAAATCCCAGTTGGGTTTAATTTCTTATTTTTTAGGATAGGTTGTATGTGTACCATCCTTGATTGAGAACGGTACCACAATATGACTACAGAGTGGCAAAATCCGTCAGCCAAAACAGGAGAGTGTTATAGCTTTTTGACCGATCGGACTTTCTTGACCTTTGTAATTTTGTATTCATATCCAGATCGTGTTTTTTTCAACAAATATGCTTACTATGTATTGGCTGTTCACATCAAAATGTTTTATGTGTACTTTTGATTAATGACGTATTAGAAAATAAGAAAATCTCGAATGACACCTTCAACAATCATAGGTGGTGATTGTGGTCTGGCCGTCGCAACGAGTGTTGGAACTCACTCATATGTATGACGTTGTATATCGGGGCGGTGGAGAAAGAAAGATTTTGCAAATAAATGAACGAATGTGGGTAACGACGATTTGCAATAGCTGTCTTGGGGAACAGTAGAGAAGGATATGTGCTTGCGGGTTCACTTGATGTTATAGAGTATAAATCAAACCAGTTACTGGATTCATTTTTATTTTTTCAATGATCTTCTCGTGATGGTCGTAATAAAATTTATCCGCGATTCGATTTAAAATATTGTTAAAATGCTCATTCGTTAACTTTCTTCCATCCTTTTCGATAGCAGCCTTTACCAAACCACGAACTTTTAAATACAGATCAAGGTATTCTTTGTCTGAACTCATAAATTTCGATGGGTATGCATATAAAGCGCTTTCCAAGTGACGAGATAACTTTTTATCTGGGACGTCAAAGTATTTTATGCCCTCAAGTTCTATAGGTAATTGTTCGCGAATCCATTTTGATATGGCAGACAAAGTGATGCTGTCAGTAGCACCCAGTAAAAGCATCGCCTTAGCGTACTTCTTTTCAAAATAACGTGATAATTCAGGTCGGGAACGCCGCTCTGAATCAGGCTTTTTCAATTCGGTCTTCACTTCTTCGATAATTGCTTTTTTTATATCATCCCTTGTCATGCCATCATATGGTTTACCACGATTGATCTCATCAGCATACTCATTTATTGCTTTTTTTAATAAAACTGCGAGGTCTCCTTTTTTTGATTCTATTTTTTCAATTTCTTTCATCGTCTGGTGTATATCATATTTTCTGCGTTTATTTATGTCGCCACGTCGATTTTGTTCCATTTGCTTTTTCCTTTTTTCGTCACTAAATTTTTCGTCTTTGGCGTATTCAACAAAGCGATCCAAAATTTCTTTTGATTCATTTTTGAATTGGTTTTTTGTCTGTCGTACTGCATCTTTTAGACCAATAAATTTATTTTGATCTTCAACCAATTGTTGAAAGTAATACTCGATTTTGTTAAGCAATTCTTCTTTTGCGCGATTTTTCAAGCATTCCTCAACATAGCCTTGCATTAAAAGGAGCGCTTTCTCAAACGTTTTTATGTCTGCATCGGAAAACGCTTTGTAGTTATATGTTTGAACAATCCGTTTTGCCGCAGCGGCACAATTCTTCTTCTCATAGTAATTATCATCAAACTCTTTCTTTAATCTTTGCATAAAGAAAGGACCCAACTCGCCAAATTTTTGATAACTACCGCCCCCATTCCCCCATGTATATTTCTTTTTCGACCGAGTTGCTGTTGGAACTTGTTCTACCATACCTTTTACGAGTTTTGTTATTCTATCAACATCAGCTTTATGCTGTCTGCTTGTGTCGTCTTGCGCGGATCTTTTGGCTTTGGCTTGTTTGATCTTCTCGGCCGCTGCCTTCTCGGCCGCTGCCTTCTCAGCTGCTGCCTTCTCGGCTGCTTCCTTCTCAGCCGCTGCCTTTTTGGCTGCTGCCTTCTCAGCTGCTGCCTTCTCAGCCGCTGCCTTCTCGGCCGCTGCCTTCTCGGCCGCTGCCTTTTTGGCTGCTGCCTTCTCAGCTGCTGCCTTCTCAGCCGCTGCCTTCT